TAAGAGCTAAAGCAAGACAAATAATTGCAGATGGTTACAGACCCACTATTGCAGGTGCTACCGATGAATCTTTTAGACCTATATTAGGTAGATTACAAGCAGTATACGAAGGAGTTTTTCCTAACAAAACAGCAGCAGATGTTAATCTTAAAAAAATAACTGAAGAGTTATCTAAAGTAGGTTTTAAAAAATCTGAAATAGATGGTTTTTCTAAAATAGTGCAAAAAGATATTGATACAAAATATGCTACTACAGCTCAAAATTTAGAAAAAGCACAGTTAGATTTAGATAGAGGTTTAGTAAAAGAGTTGGAAAAAATAATGAAACCATTAAAAGACGGAGAACAAATACCTAGAGATTTAACAGATATGATTAAAAAAAGAAAAGCTGTGTTTGATGAAGATATGGATAGATTGTATTCTAAAGTAAATCAATTAATGGGTGGAGGTAAAGTTATTGCTACAGAAAATTTAAAAAAACAAGTAGATGATTTTGCAAATGCCGCTGTTTTTAGTGACAAAATCAAAGCAACTGATTTTTATAAAGGTATACAAAAATTAGGTAAAAGAGCTACTTTTGCTCAAGTAAACAAAATAAAAAGACAGTTAGATGAATTATCCTACACTCCTGAATTTTTAGGATCTACAAAGCTTCAGGAGTTTACGCAAATTAAAAAAAGTTTAAAAGATGCATTAGATATTAGTGAGGTAGCTTTAGCAAGAGTGGCTGCTACAAAAGGAAAACAAACTGGTTTTATTTCAGGAGATTTTTTTGAACAAGGTGGCGTTCTTTTAGGTCCAGAAGATGCGGCTAATGCATTAAATTTATTAAGTAAAACAAACTCTATTTACAATAAAGGTATGAAAAGATTTAGTTCTGCCAAAGTTAATGAAATTATGGGTAATGCAAGTAATGGAAAATTAAGCATGAATGATGTTATGGAATTTATTATTCAAAAAAATAATCCAGAGGCTTTAGATGAATTATTTAAGGCAATCAGAGGTATCCCTGTTAAAGCTGTTTTAGGTGCTCAAAAAGGAATAGTAGATGTAGATGCAGGTAAAAGAATATTAGATAAACAAATGGTGGCAGGAAAACCTGTTTCAGAGTTAGCAGAGGACATATCTAAATTACCTCCTGGTGATCGTACAAGAGTTAAATTTGAAAGAATAATTAAACGAGCTGAGGAAGATGCAGTTATAAATAACACCATAAGAGGAACAGGTGCAGAGATGGCGGATGAAGTAAGACAAGGACTTGCTAAATTATGGTTAAAAGAAGGACTTGATTCTGCGGCTTTAAGAGGAGTTCAACCAGAAACTGGTATTATAGCGTATGACCCTTTAAAATTATCTTCTTATTTGTTAGAAAAAGGAAAAACGGTAAATAAATTATTTGGAAAAGATATAGATAAAATAGATAATATTGCAAAAGTTTTGTCTAGAACTAAATCAGAACTATCTGAAAATACGATTAAAGATATAATGGACTTACCTTTAGGTCCTGCTTTAACTAAATTACAAAAAGCTTTGCAAAGTAAAAAAGAACTTGATGCTAATAATTTTGTTAGTGATTTAAAATTTTTTGCAAATGACCCTGATATATTAGCTCAAAAAATATTTCAAAGTAAAACTACAATTAACGAAGCAAAAAATATTTTATCACCTCAAGCTATGGAAGGTGTAAGAGATGCTGCTATGGGTAAGATATTACAAGGTATGGGAGCTACCATAAGTGGTGTTGATGACGCAGGTAGACCAATTTTTAAATTAGCAGATGATTTTGTAGAAAATTTTAAAAGTGGTAAGTTAGGAGATAAACTAAAAAAATCTTTGCAGTTTTATGGTAAAGACACTATTAATACTATGTTTGATAATCCACAAGCGTTCGCATCTTTGGACGCTTTATCAGACACAATGATACAAGTATCAAACAGAGCTATGGCAGGAAAAGGTGGATTAGCCGCTCCATCTATTGCGGTTGGTTTAGGTTTATTATCTATTTTAGCTAGTCCTTTTGCTGCTTTAACTACTGCCGCGGGTTATAGTATAGCATCAAAAGCTTTGCGTAGACCTGAAGTTTTAAAAGCAATGATGGCATCTAGAAGACCTAATACTATCAAACAATTTTTAGATGGAAAGCTTGTAACAGACGATCCAGTAGGACAAGGTCTGCAAACAATATTAGCGTTAACAAGCACAGGAATAGGTAGAACTATAGAGGCAACAGCTGAAGAAGCCGCTCCTACTAAAGAAGCGATACAAGAAACCATTGCCCCTGTATCAGAGGCTATTGAAGAAGTAAGACCACAGTTAGTCAGTCAAGCAAGTAACGCACTCAAACAAGTAGAACAAGACAAATTACTAGGAATAAGTTAATGCAAATAGATCCAATGTTAATGTGGAATATTATCATAACCGTGGTTCTTGGACCATTTGCTTGGGCATTTAGTAAGATGTTTGCAGAAATAAAACGTTTACAGATCTTGTTAAATAGAACAAGAGAAGATTACGCAACTAAGAATGAACTTCACAATGAAACGAAAGAGATAAAGGAATTAGTGATTCGTATAGAGCAAAAGCTAGATCGTTTTATTGAGAAGCAAAATGGTTGAACCAGTAACCGCCGTACTCACGGGCATAGCGTTAGTTAAAAAATCAGTAGACTTTGTTAAATCTAATATATCTACAGCTCAAGATATAGGAGACATTATAGGTCATGTGGATAAAGCGTTAAATGGTCAACAAGATGTAATAAAAGCTCGTGATAAGGCTAATGTTGATCATTTTGCAACAGAAAATATTGCAAAAGAAGTAATTGATGCAAAATTAGCGCAAGAACATTTAAATGAGATGCGTCAACTAATAGATTACAGATTTGGTCATGGAACTTGGGCATACATATTACAAGAAAGAAAAAGAAGAATAGATGCAAAAAAACTGGCCATAAAAGAAGAAAAAGCAAGAAGATTAAAAAAACGTCAAGAGATAGAAGAATATGTTAAATATGGATTTATTACTTTGGCCGTTATTTTATTTATGGTAGTTGCTATTGGTGTTACGATTAAATTTGTATTAGCACATTCTGTAGAGGGTGATGATAGATCTTGTAGATTATACGAGCCTAAATATTTTCTTATATGTATGAATGAAGGCAGAGATTATGCAGATACAGAATTATATTTAGATTACAAAAGAGAAAAAGAAAATTGGATAATAATAGAAGGAGACTAATATGAAACCAGAAAACTTAGATAAGTGGCGTATATGGCCAAGACTGTTAATAACTTTATATGGTCTAGCTTTTTATAGAGTTACAGAATGGTTTATGCAACTCGAAGACCCAACCAATGCACAATCTGCTTTTGTAAGTGTTTTAGTAGGAGCAGGTGCGGCTTGGTTTGGTTTGTATTGTGGGTCTGGTAAAAAAGAATAAAGTGTGTTATCTTATGGGATGTCATATTTGATGTCCAACATCCCACACTTCAAAGCGTGGGTTAGAAAAGAGTTTACACACAATCACATAAAGTATCACGGTGAGTATTTACACGCTTTGGTTATAGCAGTAACTACCATTCCTGATAGATGTTTATCGTTTCAAGTAGTATTTACAGGTATTGAAGAGGAAGAAAATATTCACGGTGGAGCAATGTGGGCACGTATGCCGATTACTAGTTTAGTTGCCGATGAAGTGTTAGATGAGATGCCAGAGCGTATGGACACACATTTAGCACAACCTTGGGACTGCTCATCAAGAGGTCATTCTATTATTGTTATGGACAGAATAAGCTCTAGTCCTTGGTTTTGTAAAATAGGTGGCGAGTTTTATAAGGGCAGATATATGTTTACAGTAGATTATACAGATAGCTATATCTCAGATGATCCCGCACAACATAAGCAGAGTCACGTACTACAACTTATTGACTCAGGTAAATGGACTGGTAATATAGTAGCATTACCTAATAACAGAGTTAGGGTAACAAATCCTGCTTTGTGGACAGCAGGCGAAGGGGCACCAGATTTTAGACCTAGCCAATATATTCACACCGCAGAAATACACGATAGTTACACTGATTCTGAGGTGACGTTTAATAACCTATATAATAAGGAGAAGTGAATGCCCGGAAGAAAAATGAGTAAGTATATGGCTAAAGGTGGTAAGTATATGGCTAAAGGCGGTAAATTTATGGCTAAAAGAGGTGGTAAATTTATGGCTAAAAGAGGTGGTGTAAAAAAAGGTAAAACTATGACCGTTGCACAGATTAGAGCTGCTGCTAAGAAAAAAGGTTATAAATTGGTGAAGTCCTAATGCCTCCTAAAAGAAGAACCACTGCACGAAAGAAAAAGACTACCAAGAAAAAAGGAGCAAAGCCAACTAATCCTGCGTTATATGCAAGGGTTAAGGCAGAGGCAAAAAGAAAGTTTGCAGTTTATCCCTCCGCTTATGCAAATGCTTGGTTAGTTCGTACGTACAAAAAACGTGGTGGTGGATATAGGACTGCATAATGGCTAAACCTACAGGTGGTCTTACAGCGTGGTTTGGGAAAGGTCCCAAAGGCGACTGGGTAGATATAGGAGCACCTAAGAAAAAAGGCAAGTTTCAGGCTTGTGGTAGAAAGTCAGCTAAAAAAAGTAAACGCAAATATCCTAAATGCGTTCCAAGAGCTACTGCTCAACGTATGACCAAATCTCAAATAACAAGTGCTGTAAAACGAAAAAGAGCCGCAGGCAATCCTGGTAAGAAACCTACAAATGTAAAAACATTTGCGAAGAGAAAGGTAAGGAGAAGAAAAAATGGCAGAAAAACTGGATAATGTTACAGATTTAATATCTTTGCATGAGGGTGTAAAATATCGTGTATATGATGATGCAAATGGTAAAGAAGTAAAAGCAGGTGATACTTTAGTAGGTCACCCTACCATTGGTGTTGGCAGAAACATAGCGGCAGATGGACCAGGGATCACCAGAGAAGAGGTAAATTTTTTGCTTGTTAATGATATACAAAGAGTTCGAGGAGAAGCAAAAGATTGGATATTTTTTAATGGTCTTAGTAAAGTTAGACAAGCAGTAATTATAGATATGTTGTTTAATATGGGTAGAACTAGGTTTAACCCTAATAAATGGCCAAAGTTTTTTGAGGCTATACGTAACCACGATTGGGAGGGCGCTTCAACAGAAATGCTAGACAGTTCTTGGAGCCGTCAAGTTAAGTCAAGAGCAGAAAGATTAAGTGCTATGATGAAGACGGATAAATGGCCAAAAAGTTAGATCCTAAAAAAGGCACAGGTAAAAAACCTAAGGGTTCAGGTAGAAGGTTATATACTGATGAAAATCCAAAAGATACTGTACGAATTAAATTTGCGACTCCAGAGGATGCAAGAAAAACTGTTGCGAAGGTCAAAAGAATATCTAAACCATATGCTAGAAAGATTCAAATCTTAACGGTAATGGAGCAACGTGCAAAAGTTATGGGTAAAACACAAGTAGTGGCCATAGCTAAAAGGGGTAAAGAAGCATTAAAGAGAGCTAGGAAGAAAAAGTAATTATTCGCCCCAACTGTCACCCACTTCTACGTCTATTTTCGACGGTATCTTCATCTCAGGAAAACAGTTTTCCATAAGAGTTTTTATTTTATCTACCTTACTAGATTCGCTTACAGAAAAACACAACTCATCGTGCACTGTCAACATAGGCATAAAACCCTCATTGTGACAGACAATCATAGCTCTTTTTGTCTGGTCTGCACTAGATGATTGTATCAATCTATTTAACGCTTTGTATGTAAATGCAACCTGATAGTTTGCAGGGTTTTTCTTTCTCCAATCTTTTTCTCTCTCTTCTAGTGGTGTATCCATTATGTTTTGCCACTCTTCTTCTAACTTATCCATATGTATAACTTTTTTATACCCACCAAAACCCTTTGGCTCTCTCATAGGAAATCTACACTTTCTACCTAGTAATGTTCGTATCTCACCTTTTTCTGTAGCTACTCGCATAACCGCAGAAGCCATCTCTTTTATAAAAGGTACTTTCTCATCATACTCTGCCCGGAGAGACTTAGCCTCATCAAAAGATATGTCACCAAGGATATGTGCCAACTTACCAATGCCCATACCATACATAATCCCAAGGTTAATTGTCTTTGCTAAGTTTCTATCTATATCTGCCATATCAGCTACCATCTGATGAAAATCTATATCATCTTTTTTATAACTAGCCACAATCTCTTGTACTTTTGTATTATCTTTTGTAGCAGGTGTTAAAGAAGCATAGTGCATCAACCATCTTGGCTCTTGCGCACTATAATCTAAACTTGCCCACTTATCACCTTCTTCTGGTAAAAACAAGCCACGTATCATTTTTTTAATCTCAGGGTGTCTAGCAGGTACTTGTTGTAGGTTAGGATGACTAGATGAAAATCTACCTGTTACTGTACCCCCATCATCTGATCGCAACTGGTTAAACTCACAATGTATTCTACCCTTGTACTGATGATTAAGTATTGTTTCTATAAACGTGGTATTTGCTTTGTTGTACTCTCGTATCTCTAATATCTTTTTAGCTATAGGATGTTTATGTGTTTTTAAAAAGTGTTTTGTAAAACTAGGTGCGTTAGACTTCTCTGTTCTTTCATAAGTTAAGTTTAATGCATCAAATGCCTTTGCTAAACTAGTCGCTGTCCACGGCTCAATGTCCACACCCGTCTCATCTTTTACTTGCTTTAACAGTTTATCTTCTTTTTGTTGTAAAAACTTTTTAGTCTTTTCTGCTTTGTCTAAATCAACTCGTATACCTTTTTGTCTCATATTAAATATAATTGGTAACAAAGATAACTCTAAGTCTAATATCTTATCGCAGTTTTCAAACGATAGTTTTCTGCGTAACACGTTCCATAAATCAAGTGTGAGCTTGGCATCTGTTTCAGCGTAACTTGCTACCCTTGATGCAGGCAGTTTCCACATCTCTTTTTTCGCATCCACACCGTGTTGATGTGCCGCTATTTTTAAATCATCTTCTTTTTTTCTTTCACCTAAGTATGTATAGCCTAAAGCATTTAAACTGTAAGAAAACCTGTTCTCATCTAACAAAGGTGCAGCTATCATTGTATCTAACACTTTGCCCGGAACTGTTATACCTTCTGTTGATAGCCAACCTAAGTCATACTGTGCGTTATGAAACACAACAGACATACCGTGTTTTAACTGATCCTTCAACCAACGTAGCACTATGTTTTTTGACAAGTTACCACCACCCTCGTGTGCTATAGGTAAGTATGATCTCCAGTTAGGAGTAGCAACTGCTATACCTGTTAAAAAACCATCTTTGCGTGACCAACCTGGCCCTAGTGTTTGTATACTAGGATCACAAGTCTCTGTATCAATTGCTATAATTTTTTCTTTTGATAAGTCTGGTAAATTACTTGGTGGTGTCCAAGTCTTCTCGTCAAATAAATCTCTTTCGTACATTATACCTCATTTCCCCAAGTCACCCACCCTGGGGTCTTTTGTCTTGCGAATAACTCTATTCTAGGTAAATCCCCACATAACTCAACTATTTTATCTCTTACACAGTCTGGCTTCTTTGAGTGTCTTTCTATTGGCTCATAGATAACCTGATGTACAGACTTTGATACACGTTTAGGTTTACCAACTGTACCTAACAAACAAAGTTCTGCATTAGCTCTTGTCCAATACCCCATACCCCAAAAAGATGAAAAGTTATCTTCTGGTAAAAACGTAAACTGTTTGGTGTTAAATTTTTTATTTGTCTTTATCCAAGCAAAGGCGCACGTCTTATATGTAAACCCCCAACGTTTCATTGTCTCAATGCCTTCTATTAATTTAGGAAACGTAACCCACATTAATAAAATACAATTATCATTTGTTATCTCTTGTACTGGCATACTATAAATGTCTTCATCTTTCATAATCGGATACGGTGTAACCAGATCTCCAGAGTATGTTTTGTATTGCCAAGGTGGATCTGCGTAAATAATATCATATTTACCTCCGGGCAAACTAATCTTATCCACGAAAACCCCTGTGAGCTTGTGTTTGAGATAAAAACCCGTTTAAATGACCACTGAGTGCCTGTAAACAAGTCTTGCTTATGATTGTACCTTGAAAATCATTCATAATCACGCTCTATTATCATTTCACAATAATGTATGGCTTTTAGTATGTCTTCCTTCTTACCTTTCTTAGCGTGACGGCAAATGTATTTAATAACATTGCCTTCTGCAAATGGTAACTCGTTTTTGTTTATAAACTGAGATGGTTGTATTTTTAAATCTTTATAATGTTCACTGCCCTTGTCCCACAAGTTATCATCAGAGGCATAATCATAAACTTTATTTAAAACCGTTTGAAACTCCTCTACTGTTTTTTTTGGTATATCTTTATTTTCTTCAAAAAATTTTACTAACATTTCACTAAGTTTTTCTTTCATAGTTGATAGTACCTTTCTGTTTGTGGTTGCATAATATGTAAATTTTTTTTTGCTCTTGTTACACCAACATAAAACACTCTGTGCTCTGTTGATGGATCTCTTTCATATTCTTTATTAGCGGCATAGGATATATCTGGCACTAATAAAACATTTTCACATTCACCACCTTTCATAGAATGTATCGTGCTTAATTTTATTCTAGGATTTTTTACATTGTCTCCTCTCTTCAATGCATTCAAAACATAGTTCTGCATATCTAGTCCAATCTTGCCTAACACTTGATGCCATCTAAATTCTTTACCCATTTGTAATCCTACTTGTTCTTCTAATATATTTATATTTAACATTTGATCCATATCAAATTGTCTAAAAGCTTTTGATGTAGGGCCACAACCTTTTTTAAATCCTTCTCCTACTGTCATATATGAATACAAATTTCGTACACTAGTAATCGTTGCCTCTTTGCCTTTACACAAATCTTCCCACGTTAAAATCGCTTCATACATTTTTTTAGGAATACTAGGATGGTCGTGTCTGCTATAAATCCAACCCTCTTGTTTTAAACTTGCCGCATATCGATCTAAAATTCTATTTGTCCTGGCTAACACTACCCATTCACCTTTATCTATTGGAACCTCATCTAAATTATAATGATACGATACCGATCCTTCTTCATCTCTAGGTTGCCATTCTTTCAATGCTCGTCCATCGATCCTTGTTACAATCTGTTGTGCTAAACTCCACACTTCTTTTGGTACACGATAACTTTGTGTTAAGACTTCTTTTTGTTCTGTAGCTTTTAAAAAACTTTTTACATCTGCTCCCTGAAAACCCATAATCGCTTGATCATCATCACCTGTAAAAATTTGTATCTTTGGATTTTGTCTAAGTACATCTACCATCTTCCATTGCAAACTAGATAGGTCTTGAGCTTCATCAACAAACAATGCATCTATGTCCGGGCACTCACCTTTTTCTATAAAGTTAGAAATCATATCTGTAAAATCTATCTTACCTTTTTTCTTTTTATAATCTTCATAGGTTTCTATCAATCGTAACAACTCACCGTAATCTAAATCATAGTTGCCCTCTTGTTGAAATACTTCTTCTAACGATGTTCGTTTACTTCTGTACAAGTGATACATATTTAAATATGCATCTCCTTTTTTATACCCTACCATATCAAAATCGTTTTCTGCATCTTTTGATTGTGTTGTAAAATCTAGTCCTACTGCCTCTGCTATCTTTTTAAAATCTGATCCTCGCATAACATCATCGACATTGTACCCTAGTGTGTGAAATGCCATCGAATGCAAAGTTTGAAAGTATGGTAAATCTTTGTCCACTATCCCCCAATCACTGCACACACGATCTTTACTTTCTGTTGCTGCTTTCTTAGTAAAAGAAACATTGGCAATCTTTGAAGGCTCAATACCTTTTTCAATAAACTTCTTTACCATCTGCGAGTTTGTATGTGTCTTACCACATCCGGGCGGCCCTAAAATTGTTTTCTTCATTACTGTGCCTCCCATCTAAATTTCATTTGACCGTAAATAGGTTGCCAATCTCGTCTTCTTTTTTTTCTATCCCAATGACCACCTTCTACCTCACCCATAATTTTCCAACCTGCGCCTTTTAAACTTGAACCAGATTCAGATTGTAAAGTGTAAGTAACCATTCTTTTACCTCCCATTTGTTGCCAAATCCTCCAACATCTACCATACAAAAAAGAACACGTTCCTTTTGGAGCATCGTCAGCAACACAAACTCTGGTTACCTCTACTGTAAAACCATCTTGCAGAAGTCTAGCTACAGGTCTTCCTACAATAGCCACACCTACTAATTTATCAGTACAAGCTCCTATAGCATACTTATGTCTAATAACAGGTTTATTGTGTCTGTGAAAATTTTCTACAAACTCATTTGCTTCTGCTAAAGATATAGGAATTACTTGTAGCTTCAAAACGGTGGCTCCTCATCATCTATAGTTACTTTAGGAAACTCTACATCCCCTTTCTTTATCTCTGGTATAAACCAAACACGAACAGTTTGCCATTTATTCTTGTTGTCTTTAAATCTATATTGCTTGTCTGCCTCTCCACCACTGTTCATTTCTTTTAGTCTCTCTGTTATCTGACCTCTGGTGTATGTAGTAAAGTTGTGTCTTTTTAAAAACTCCTGCAAGGAACTCAACTTAAAATGTGTGTAATTATCTTCTGTCCAGGGTTTACCTGTCATTAATTCTTCTGGACTTCTTGCTTGTAATCTTGCCGTACAAAACATCTCTAACAGTTCTTGAAACTGCCCTTTAGTTGTTAACTCTTCTGGCACAGATATTCTTGTTGCCGTGTTTAACAATGTGTCAACCATCTCTCTCCAATCTGACTCTTTTAATCTTGCAGGCATCTTATACATTTGCTCCATACAAGCTCGTTGAAAGTCTACCTGCATTTGTAATTGTTTTGTAGATAGTTCTAATCTGTGTCCATCCACATCAACAAACCACACAGGTGGCTCAGACTCTACAACAGTAAGACCTCCGATAGTAGGCATAGATAAATTAGTACCCACACCAAACTTCATAGTTTTACATAGTGATTTATTGCAATGACTTTTTAGCGGCTCTTGTTTACACGCATAAAAATATTCTTTTTTCTCTAACTGATTTTGTATTGTTACAATCTCTTTTGCAGGCAACGGTGGATTACAATAATCGTTGTTATGTTTTTCAAGTAAATCTTTCCAATTTTCTGGAGAAGACATTTTATAATACAAACCTATGTTTAGCATTGTATTATTTCTACCCCCTTCTGGTATACCAAACTCTGTCAACTGCCGAAGACAAGGTGGTCCTGAAGGTAGTATATCACTGTTTGTTCCTATCACAATCTCTCGTAGTTTCTTTAGACTAATTCTATTCTTCTCTGCCTTCTTAATAAAACTTTCTAATGTAATATCATCGCCTGATTTTGTAATCGCATATCGCATTGTGTATTTGTAATTAAAATACGGCAAGTTGATAAAGTTTCCTACATCTCCTCTTTCTACAATAACTTCTTCTTGCTTTGGAAATATTTCACAGTTGCCATACCCTAATGCCGATGCAAACTCTGCTAGTCTGTCTCGTATCTCTGTTGCCGATATAGGTTCACTTAAAAATATATACAAATGTGCGCCACCACTTTTTGATCTGCACAAAGTAAGTGGTAGTTTTAAACTGTTTATTTTCTTTGCTAAGTTTTTTAAATCTAAATTGTATTCGTCAATGTCTAATGCACCAAAGCGACATTGGTTGTTTTCATCGATAGGTATACTTCCGATACCTTTCTTTCCGTCTAAGTGTTGTTGTACTAAATCCAAAGACAACGGCTCACGGACAATGTAACTCTTTGACATTTGTTTGCCGTGTTTCTTAGAGTCAATAATTTCTGTTTGTCCGTGTGCGTTTGAGAAGCCTCTAAATAAGTCATAAAATTTCTTTGTTAGTGACTCCATACCAAAATCATTTCTCGTAATCTAATAGTAATTCCTCGCCCTCTACAATTGGTCTTTTGGTAATGACATTGTAAATTAAATAGTCATCCCAATCTTGTGTGCAGGCTAAAAAACAATTTGGTTTATCTGAATGATTTATAAAGCCACCAAGTGGTGTTCTGATGTATGTAATAATCATAGGAACTTTTATATGTGTAGCTCCTAAATCTGTTTGTGCTTTTATATTTGTAGCGGCAAATATTCCGTGACCTTCAATCTTGCTTTCTTTTATGCAGAGTTCTTCTGGTAAAGGCTTATAGTAAAATCTATTGTATTTTATTTTCATAACAAGCTATACTTAATTTATTCATACAAAATTCTCCGAGTTAGGGGAGTGGGTTATCCCACTCCCTTTTCTTGTTAAAATGGTACTTCGCTCTCATTAGCATCAGTAGGTGGTAAAGCCGTTAACTCACCACTTGATAAACTAGAATGTAATGATTTACTTTCATTTACATATTCTATTTTGTCTACTTGCTTTTCGTGAACTATCTTCCAAGTATACCAAGAACCTTTGTCGTTACTTTCTTCAACGGTAGTTAGTCTGAACATATTGTACCAACTATCCATAGTCTTACCGACTAAGTTTTGTCCTGCCTCTTTTGGATACTTAAACATACCCATAATAGAAACCCACTCTCTTGATTTTTTTAATTGTGTTTTCTTCATATCCACAATTGCATTCTCCAGAGTGCCGTCATCGTGTACAATCTTTACATAGTGTTGAGCAGTTCTTACCAACTCATTACCATTCTCTAGCATTTCCATACCATTTTCTTTTACAATCTTAGGTAAGTTTTTAGGATTAATCTCTCCTACAAATCCACCACCTTCAGATCTAGGTACGAACTCTAACAGTTTCTTTTGAAAGTATGTTGGTATTACAATAACACCATCATCTCCATTCCAAAACTTTTTTGTCACAGTATTAAAAATACCACCTTGCTCTGAACCTTTTATATATGCAGGGTCTGATTTTTTTATCTGTGGACTTAATGCTTGTAGCACTCTGAGAAAAGGTATCTGAACGTCTTCACTTGTAACTTCTTCAAGACCTCCCCCTGCTAAAGCTCCCTCATATAAATTTACTGCTTTTTTATTATTAGTCTTACTCATCTTTACCTCCTTT